TTGTCTCGTAGCCATGAATCATGCCGAACGCGAGCATGTAGGCAATGTTGCTGCACCAATAGCCGCGCGGAAATTCTGCTTCAACTTTTTCTATCGGAAAGCGTAGACTCGTCGGTATGTCCGGGTGCTTCTCCAACATGTACACCGGCACCGTCGACGTCTTGAGCCAGTCCAGATTCTCCTGCGCCACCTCCGTCAGGTGGTGCAGCTCGAAGCGCGCCGTGTAGTTGCCCGGGAGAATCATACCGAGCTGATTGCACTCCCAAACGTCCCACTCTGGATCGCTCAGAGGCGCGTCTTTCCTCGTCGTCGATGCGAATCCCACTATCGCCAGTTTGCTCTTCCTGCTGCTTTCCATAGCGTCCTCCTCGAAGTATTCTCATTACCGTATCCACATGGTGGCCGTGCCCTTTTTCGCGTCACCGGCAGCCGCCACGTTGAACGTGAGTTTAGAGCTGGCTACTGCGCCAACGGCCGTGGAAGCGATTGTCTCTTCCTCAGTCGCGGCGCGATTCATCGCCGCGCCCAGGAGCACGTCATAGCCGTCAGCATCCGTCACGGTGATGTCATAGTTGTCGGTAGGAGCTGCGCCCGTGCTATTGGGAATGGTATGCACGGCCAGCACCTTGCCGTCGTACACGCCCGTCGTGGTACTCGTGCCGTCGCCGCCCGTTGAGCACGTCCACGCCCACGTGATCTTCTTCACGGTGCCTAAGCCAATTTCAGTACATGTGATTACTGCCGCCATTGCTAGTCCTCAACGGCGGGAGGCCGAAGCCCCCCGCCGTGCTGTGTTACCTGGTGAGCGCCCACACGCGGATGTAGTCGATGTCCAGCGTGTTAGATGCGCTTTCGCGATTGATAACGGCAACGTACGGGCACACCGATGTGGCCGCCGCAATGCCGCTCGCAATCGTCGCGACGTGCGCGCCGTCAAACCAGAATTTGCAGGTCTGATCCGTCAGGATCTCTACGCGATAGGTGTGCATCGCCGCGTCAGCGGGCGTGCCCGACACCGAATAGATCGTGCTGTCGGTATCCGCATTCACGGACATGCAACGGAAGAGATCCGTTGTCGCGTCGGGATCTTGAAAGAACAACGCAGCATTCGACGCGTTTGTGGTGGCCGTCGTGGTCGCATACGTAATCGCGATTTTGTCGGCCGCCTCGCCCGTGGCGTCGCTGAATCCAACGTTGATCGCCGTGCCGTCTGCGTCATTTTGCGCGAGTCGCGCTTCCATGACGCAGCCCTTGGTGGTGCTCCAATTCAACGCCGTTGCGAGATCCGCGTCGTCATCATCCGCCGCGCCAGTCGTAACTCGCGCGTAGCCTCCGAGGCCAGCCTGTCCGGCGATTGCTCCTGAATTTACGGCGTCAAACGTCCACACGTTCGTCGTGTCTACCGGCAACCCCATGAACTCATCAAAGAATTTCACCGGTGCCTGCACGTCCACCGTCTCTAACGTGCGCGTGTCATAGAACTCCAGTACGCCGTTGCACCAGCGGCTGGAGATGTTCGTCAATTCACTCATGGTGATCTCCATTAAGGCGGGAGGCCGAAGCCTCCCGCCGTTCGCTGGTACTAGCTGATGTAATCAGCCGTCATTCCGTCGTGCTGGAATCGCGCGCCCGTACGGATGTACGTGACTACGGCCTCGTTGGTCGCATTCGTCATTGCAATATTCGCGCTGACGTAGCGGAGCGCCGAGGAGTTGTCCGACGCCAATTCGGCGATTTCTTCCGCCGTGCATTCAAGCACGAGGTAATCGCCAACAGCGTCAGGTGCGCTGTCAACGGCGTGCGTCTTCACGGTAACGTCCGTGCCGCTGCCGTCGCTGTTCGGATTCGCGAGAATCGAGAACGCTGCCGCGCCGCTTGGCTCGGTCGTCGCGCTAGTCATGGCAACAACGGCGAAGTTGGAGTAGTCGCGAAGATCTACCCACGCAACGTCTGTCGCGGCAGTGGAGTCTGGATCGAAGTCATACGACGCGATTGCATGCGTCGTGAACAGTTTGTCGGTGCTTACGCTAGAAGCCATAGTGCACCTCCCTTACGCGCGCGCGCCGAGCGTGACAAACGGGCTCAGCGTGTTCGTGCTGTTTTTGGTCGTCAACGGCGAACGCCACCACGGCGCTCCCGCGTTGCGCGTCCAGAACTTGAAGACGCGCTCGTGGTATTCGAAGCGCACATGAATGGATTCCGCGCTCTGCAGCGGCTGGTACGTGCCCTCCAGATACTGCGTCCAGTTGCCGAGGATGAGATCGCCTTCGTCGCCAACGGTATCGCAATATTCGGTGGCAATTGCCGGCCGGCCAAGAAGCAAGTCCGGCTCGCCTTCACGCGCCGAGCTCTGCCACATGGCCACGCCCGCAGTGCCGATGGGCATCACGAGATTCATGAGCTGCGGCAGCGCGTCGTGGTTGTAGAGCCAGATCGCATTTTCATAGCCCCAGCAGCGGGCGCGCATCTTGACGATGTTCGGCCACACGATGGTGTCGGCCACCTGGCTCGTCTCTTTCGTGATGCTGATTTTGCACGGCGAATTGAGAATGCCAAGGTACTCGCCCACGCCGGTGCCGTTGATGCGCTCGTTCACCAGCTTCGACAGGAACTCATCGCGGAATCCCTGTTCGAGCAGCGCTGCAAACGAAATCGGCGAATCGGCCAACAGCTCTTCGGTGACGTAGGCCATACCGAACAGCGAAGAGACATCGAGCTTAATGCGCTCAAGTTCCATGCGAGAGGCCGTCTTCGCCTGCGTTTCCGCCGAACGGTAGACGCGCAGGCCGCCCGAGACGCTGGTGCTGTGATTCTTGTCGACGCGCGCCGGGATGGCTACCGAGGGCGCAGACAGTGGGATGTTCGTTGTGCGCGTGCCCAGCGGATCGGCCTCAGCCGAAAGCTTCAACAGATTCGGCGAGAACGCTTCGGGCACAAGGTAGCCGCCGTATGGATTCGCGTATTCGCCCTGCTCATCCGAGCCAGCGGCACGCACTTCGAGGCGCTTGAGCGCGTCGCGGTGCTTCGGCGCAACGAGGCTGCGGCGGCCAAGGCCGGTATTCATGACGGCCAGGATGAAGTCACGCGGCGTCGCGAATCCCTTGTTGGGATCTTTCATGAAACGCTCGTCGCCAACCTTCACCTCGGGCGTGTAGTCATCAGCGCCAGCTTTGGGCGGCTCGGTGCGCTCTTCGGCGCCTACGAGATCATCCATGCGGGCCTGCTCTTCGGCGCGCTCGATGCGTACCGTGAGCGATTCGATGTCTGTCTTGTAGACATCGTAGCGGCTGCGCTCGTCGTCCGTGAAAGCGCGATTTTCGGCCTCTGCCTTTTCCAGCAGCGCCCGCGCTTCCTTGACTTTCTCAGCGCGCTTCCGCTTGAGTTCTTGAATGTTATCCATTTTTTACCACTCCGTTATGTTAAGGAACAGGTATTGGCGCTCGAACCACGCCTCCAGATCACCGGCAGCCGAGTGCGCAAGCGGCTCAACTGTGGCAACTGATTTCGCAATTAACGGCACTTCCGCGAGCTTCAGATACTCTGCGGCGCGTGCCTGTAATTCCGTGGCCTCGTATGCGGGAAACGTTACCGGCGAAACTTCGTATAAACGGACTTCGCGAATGGTGCGGCGCAAACGCTCCTCGTCGTCGCGTTCCCAGTCCTCTTTGTTGTTCACAACGCTGAAGCCGAACGACGCGCCTTTGATGAGGCGATTCTTCGTCTGCAGATACACTTCCTTGTGTGACGGGATTTCGGGATTCAACTTCACGCGGAACGCGAGGCCATGCTTATCTTCGCTAAGCTCAAGCGAGCCTTCGCTTTTGCGACCAAGCGGATATTGATCGTTGTGATTCCAGAGCGCCACCTGGTCGCTCTCGTTGATCGTCTTCGTAAACGCCCCCGGCATGATGCGCTCGTAGAATTCGCCGCCGATGTCTGTCCATGCGTCGAATACGGCGGCGTAGCCACGCAACTCGTAGCCGTCGCCCTCGCCGTCCTGCCGCAATTCAAGCGGCCATACGCGCTGTTCCACAATGAGTTTCTTCATTAGTTACCTCTCACGTATTGCAGGTAGCAATCGCACCCGTCATGCAGCGGCGGGTGCAGCACGTCATATTCGCCCGCAGTGCCGAAGTTTCCCTCGATACCGATTGTCTTGCCGTCAAGCTCGTCGCATGTCGGACACCCAGTTCCCGTCGTATGCCACACAATTTGGGTGATGCCAGAACGGCGCCACACCTCACGCGCGAGCGCGCCGTCAGACTGGCTTAGATTGCGCCGCGTCTCGCTCGCCGCGCGTGAATCGCTCCACTGAAGCACCCTGTCGCTCACGACGTTGTAGGCGCTGAACTCGTTGTCCTTGTCCTTTGTCGCCTCGATGGCCGCTTCGAGTTCGCGCTGGCTACGCGCGGTGTATGTCTGCTGATAGCCTTGCACCCAACTCTCGCGCCACGATTCCATGCCGTCCTTGATAGCGCCGATGTCAAGCCCGGGATTGAGTTCCTGCATGGACTTCAATTCCTGCAACTCAATGGCTGCGGTGTAGCTCCGCATCGTTGTGGTGACGGGCGATAACAAGTCAGCTATGCGCGGGCCGTCCTCGTAGTAGCCCTTTACGAGTTCCAGAAACTTTGCGCGCTGATCCGTAGGCAATGTGGATTTCGCGAACTTCAATATCTGGCGCGATTCCTTGTCGATGACGCGCCCGAACGCATCTTCCATGAGCGGCCTGTACTGCTCGCGGATAGCCATCCGCGACGCCGCGTCGGCAACGGCGCCGGCGCGCTGCTCCTTGCGCGCATTAATCTCAGGCTCGTTGTCCTCGTCGCCTTTGGTGTCAGCGTTGGGTGCAGGCGGCGTGTACGTCTGGCCCACGCGATCCAGCGGGATAAGATTGGACGCCACGACGTACACCTCACCGGTGCCGTCCTCAATGGGATTCATGTTTTCTTTCGCGCGGATTTCGTCGGCATTCATCCAGCCATTCATGCGCGCGATCTGGTACGCCTCGTAGCGCGTCTTGAGATCGCCACGCACAAGCGCGTCGAGAAGGAACTCCGCGAAAAACGTTTCTTGATCGTCGTCCTTGAGACATTGACGCCTGATTGCCTGCTCGATGCGCACGCACCTGGGCCGTATGGTGTGCATGACAAACTCAAGCGATTGGTGCTCGATGTTGGAAAACGTCGCCTGTTCTAAGTCACCAATGAGGTGCGCAGGCACGCCGAACAGGCGCGCAATGTCACGCACGTTGTACTTGCGCGATTCCAGGAACTGCGCCTGCTCGGGCGTCACGCTGATTTGCTGGTAACTAAGCCCGTGCTCCAGGATGGCGACGCGCTGGGCGTTGTCCAGATTGCCATACGCAGCGCGCCAGTCGGCGGCGAGGCGGGCTTTCGCTTCGGCGCTTAGCGCCTTGCCTTCGGGCACGTTGAGTAGCGCGGATGGCATCGCGCTGTTGCTAAAGAACTTCGCCGCGAACTTGTCGCTTGCTTTCGACAGACCCAGCGATTCCTGGCATTGGTCGATAACACTCAGGCCCATGATGCCGTCTGTCGGCAGCGCGCGCAGGTGCAGGATTTCGTCGGCGTCGAACAGGTGCGACGTGCCGTCGGGCCTGCGGTACAGGTACACGAGCGCCTGCTCAACGCGCCGTGGCTCCATGCGATCAGGGCGCAGCGGCCACAACTCCTGCACGTCACCACGCTGATTGCGCACAATTTCGGCGTAGGCGTTGCCGCGTAGTTCAAGGTGCATAGTCATGAACTCGAAGAACTCGCACGCGCTCATTTCGCGATTCGGCGCGTCGTGCAGAACGCGGTATAGCGGGTGCTCTGGCGCGCGCTCTTTGCGACTAGAGCCGTCTTCGAGGCGGCGGTAGAGGAGCAGCGGCACCGTCGCCATTGTGCTAGCAATCAAGCGCACGCACGCGAACACGGCTGAAATCTGCATGGCGTTCGTGGCCGTAACGCTTTCGCCCGTGGCGCTTGTGATAAGCGATTGGAACAACTCAGGCGATACCGAAGGCTCGATGTCGTCCCACGTAACGGTGCGCTGCTCGCGTTTGCGCCAGAGATTGCTAAGCTTCATTCGCACCTCGATAGACACCGTTGCGCTTCAGTGAGTAGATCGCCTGCACACAGCCGCGTGGGATGGTGACTCGTGAGCATTCGGTGTGATTCATGGTGGTGGCCACAACAACGGCATCGTCGCGAATGCAGAGTAATTGTCCGCAGGTGCGGCACACCGGGCACGTCGTCGATGCCGCCTTCGTCGAATCCTGCCAACTGGGATCTTCCTCCGTATCGAGCCAAACCACTTCTACGCGAGGCGCACCGTCCCGACGTCCTCCGGCCATACTGAGTACGTGCCCTTTCCGTCAGCGCTGGCAGATGGCGACTCGCCCGTGCCATTCCGCGTCGTCTACGCCCTCGACGTGCGGCCGCTCATCGCTAAGCGTATTCGTCGCGCACATGTCTGCGTAGTCATCGCACGTGAATGGATTAGGCAAGTCGTCGCTTCCCAGGCGCCACCACATTGGCAGTTGTTCAGTCACCATAATTTGCACCAAACAAAAAGCCGCCCTCGCGGGAGGAGCCTTGATGCGCACCCGCGAGAACGGCCGAGACGCGTATGTTATGAATACGTGTGTGGGCGATTTAAACTGTTATGCGCGCAGGCCCAGCGCCTGTAGTGCCTGCTTGGCCTTTTCGAGTCCGATGGCGTGCCGCTTCAACTGCTTGCGCAGTGCGTCCACGTCGGTATCTGT